ATGACTAAAAGAGGTAAGAAATGAAACTAGATGACAACAAAGTAATTGATCAGTATGGTGCTGTTCTTGCAGAATACATTCACGGAGAATGGCACACTAAAGATCCTGCTGTCTTAGAGTTTATTATGAACCAAGATAAACCTGAAAAGAAAAGAGTACGTGCTCGAGATGAGAAAGGTAGATTGAAAGGTGACGATCCTTCTACCCCTCATATCAACGAAGCTTGGATGCCAGAGGCATAACAGGGTTGCATATTTATCACTAGTCTGATATAACTACTTACGTATAACTATCCTCACTAACATATTATAGAGGATAGAAAATGTTTAGAAAATTACTTAACAGAATTATAGAGTCAAGAACAGAGTCAGCTAGACGTAGAATTGCACGTATGCAACTTTACCAAATGACTGAGAGAGAGCTACGAGACTTAGGTATCGGTAGGCACGATATAGAAAGAGTTATACTGTCAGGTAAATCTCTTTGAGAAATACAATCAGTTCTTTAATGATACTAGGAGTACTTTGGGAGGAGGCTCGTGGACCCAGTTACAATAATCGGTGGTGCTACCGTAGCTTTCAATGCGTTGAAGAAAGGCTTTCAGGTAGGTAAAGACCTACAAGATATGTCAAGACAGTTGACCCAATGGGCAGGTTGTATGAGTGATCTGTCTTATGCTGAACAGAAAAATAAGAACCCTCCTTGGTGGAAAGCATTGAATGGGGGTTCTGTTGAAGCAGAAGCTTTAGAGATATTTACGGCTAAGAGGAAAGCCGAATCCATGCGTCAGGAGCTAAAAGACTGGATTAGTTTTAGTATGGGTCCTTCAGCTTGGGATGAGCTTGTAGCTACTGAAGGTAGGATACGTAAACAAAAGAAAGAGCAAGAATACCGTAAAGCAGAGATACAAGAAGCAATAGTTACTTGGTCACTGACAGGTGTCATACTAGCAACTGGTTCTGGTATGATAGGTTTAATAATTTATATGGTGGCATAATGGCAAGAAACTTAACGGACAAACAGCAAAAGTTCTTGGACGTATTGTTTGAGGAAGCAAAAGGTGATCCTGTTCAAGCAAAAAAACTTGCAGGATACTCTGACAATGTTTCTTCTACTAGTGTTGTTAACAGTATATCAGATGAAATAGCAGAGATTACAAAGAAATTTATAGCACAGTCTTCAACCAAAGCAGCTTATACAATGTTTTCTGTTATGGCAGATCCTACAGATCTAGGTGTAAAAGAAAAGATGTTAGCAGCTAAAGATATTTTAGATCGTGCAGGTTTTACTAAAACAGATAAGGTAGAAGTAAAAACAAACGAGCCTTTGTTTATTTTACCTGCGAAAGAAGATGAGTAAAAGAGCAACCGAAGCAGATCACCCTACTAAAGTTGATTGGCAAATACCCCTGAGAGGTGAGCTAGGTGAATGGTATCCTGTTATAAGGGTTGGGAGGCACGTTCCCTTTGGATACGAACAGGATGAAGAGGACGAATTACTTCTTCTTCCTGTACCTAGTGAGCTAGAACTACTAGAAAAAGCAAAGCTTTTCTTAAAAGAATATAGCACAAGGCAAGTAGCCAACTGGTTATCTAAAGAATCAGGTAGATATATTTCACATGTAGGATTATATAAACGTGTCAGAATGGAAGAAAAAAGAAGACGAGCATCTTCTAACTACAGGCAGTATGCCAAAAAGTATAAAGAGGCGGCAAGGAAAAGCCAGAAGATCGAAGAAGAAAGACTTGGGGGCAAAAACATCCGAAGTCTTGCCACAGATGAGGGACACATCAAACTCGAAAGAGGGGAGTGTTGCCCCTTCTGTGGTCAAACAAGAGGTGATATTTGAACCTAACCCAGGACCTCAGACTAAATTTCTAGCATCTACAGAACAAGAAGTACTATATGGAGGAGCAGCAGGTGGGGGCAAGTCGTATTCGATGGTGGCTGATCCAGTTAGATACTTTACGAATCCACATGCACGAATGCTACTTGTTCGTAGGAGTACAGAAGAGTTACGAGAACTTATTTCTGTAAGTAAACAGCTTTACCCAAAGGCTGTACCGGGGATAAAGTTTATGGAAAGAGATAAGACTTGGGTAGCCCCTAGTGGTGCTACACTCTGGATGTCTTACCTTGATCGTGATGACGATGTTATGAGATACCAAGGTCAAGCATTTAACTGGATTGGCTTTGACGAATTAACTCAGTGGCCTAGTAGTTACGCATGGTCTTACATGAGGTCACGACTTAGAACAACAAGAGCTAGTGGATTACCACTCTATATGAGAGCCACAAGCAACCCTGGAGGTCCAGGACATATTTGGGTTCGTAAACACTTTATTGAACCTAACTCCCCAGGAGAATCTTTTTGGGCAACAGATGAATACGGTGAAGTAATCAAATGGCCTAGAGGTCACACAAGAGAAGGTGAACCTCTATTTAAAAGAAAGTTTATTCCTGCTACGTTGTTTGATAATCCTTACTTATCTGAGGATGGTATGTACGAAGCAAACTTGCTTTCGTTACCAGAGCATCAACGTAGGCAACTACTAGAAGGCGATTGGGATATAAATGAAGGTGCAGCTTTTCCAGAGTTCAACCGAAATATTCACGTTGTTGATGATTACGATATTCCTTCTAATTGGACTCGTTTTAGAGCTTGCGATTATGGATACGGATCATACACAGGAGTTGTATGGATTGCAGTTGTTCCAGGATCTGAGCAGCTAATAGTGTACAGAGAGCTATATGTTTCTAAAGTAATTGCTACTGATTTGGCTGACATGATCTTGGAGCTTGAAGATGGAGAGAAAGTACGGTATGGTGTCCTTGACTCATCTCTTTGGCATAATCGAGGTGACACAGGACCTAGCCTAGCAGAACAAATGATATTGAAAGGTTGCCGATGGAGGCCATCTGACAGATCAAAAGGTTCTAGGGTTGCAGGTAAAAACGAAATACACAGACGATTACAGGTAGACGAGTTCACAGAAGAACCAAGACTCACCATATTTCGTAGCTGTAACAATTTAATTTCTCAGTTACCGTCAATACCTCTAAGTAAAAACAATCCAGAAGATGTTGACACACATTCAGAAGATCACTTGTACGATGCTCTAAGGTATGGAGTTATGACAAGACCTAGAAGTAACATCTTTGATTTTGACCATACCTTGCAACGAACTGGCTTTCAAGCACAAGATCCCACATTTGGATATTAAGGACTGACTTATGGAAGAAGATGAAATCTTTGAATCAGAAGAACTCTATATGGATGACGAAGAGTCCTCCCATGTAGGCGATAACGAAGATCCAGAAAATAACAGAGATGAAAAAGTCGGAACAGTTACTGGTTTTGTTCAAGAAAAATTCTCTAGAGCAGAGAAAGCTAGATACTCTGATGAACAAAGATGGATAAAAGCTTATCAAAACTATAGAGGAATCTATGGTCCTGATGTTCAATTTACGTCTACAGAAAAATCTAAAGTATTTGTTAAAGTAACTAAAACAAAAGTTTTGGCTGCGTATGGTCAGATTGTAGATGTTCTATTTGGTTCAAACAAGTTTCCGATTTCTATTAACCCTACTACCCTACCAGAGGGTGTAGCTGAATCCGTAAACTTTGAAACAGATCCTAACGTAAGAAAAGCAAAAGAATCTGGATCTACTATGTATGATGTAGATGACAGGCTTCAACCGGGGGAAACCATTATTGATTTGAGGGAAAGACTAGGATCTCTTAAATCTAAATTATCCCCTGTAGAAGATATTCTAGAAGAGGGTGCAGGTGCTACGCCAACTAAGATTACTTTTCATCCTGCTATGGTTGCAGCTAAGAAGATGGAAAAGAAAATACAAGATCAACTAGAGGAATCAAATGCTAAGAAGCAATTACGTATTGCAGCATTTGAGTGTTCTCTCTTTGGCACAGGTATCATGAAAGGTCCTTTTGCTTTAGATAAAGAATATCCTTCTTGGTCAGACGGTGGGGAGTACACACCTATAGTTAAGACTGTACCTCAAACGTCTTCAGTTTCTATTTGGAACTTTTATCCAGATCCTGATGCAAACAATATGGATGATGCAGAGTATGCTATTGAGAAGCATAAGATGTCTCGTTCACAAATAAGAGCTTTGAAACGTAGACCATACTTTAGATCTAATGCTATTGATACAGCCATTAGCATGGGAGAGTCCTACTCAAAAGAGTGGTGGGAACAAGTTATGGAAGACGCAGACCAAGAAACAAGATCAGAAAGATATTCTGTTCTAGAGTTTTGGGGTTATGTAGACACAGAAATACTTAAAGATCATGATGTAGATATTCCAAAAGAACTACAAAACCAAGATCAAGTATCTGTGAATATTTGGATTTGTAATGGACAAGTATTACGTCTTGTAATGAATCCATTTACTCCTGCTATCTTACCATACTACGCAGTTCCATTTGAAGTTAACCCTTACTCATTCTTTGGGGTAGGTATAGCTGAGAATATGGATGATACTCAAACACTCATGAATGGCTTCATGCGTATGAGTGTGGACAATGCAGCATTATCAGGTAACTTGCTTATTGAGGTAGACGAAACCAACCTAGCTCCAGGACAAGATCTATCTATTTACCCCGGCAAAGTCATTCGCAGAATGGGGGGTGCACCTGGGCAAAGCATCTTTGGTACTAAGTTCCCCAACGTCAGCAACGAGAACATGCAGATGTTTGATAAAGCAAGGGTATTAGCAGATGAATCAACTGGCTTTCCTTCTTTTGCTCATGGTCAAACAGGCGTACAAGGAGTGGGTCGTACTGCTTCTGGTATTTCTATGCTTATGTCTGCTGCCAACGGTAGCATACGTACTGTTGTTAAAAATATAGATGATTACTTATTAGGTCCTTTAGGTAAAGCTTTCTTTAGTTTTAATATGCAGTTTGATTATGACTCAGACATTAAAGGTGATCTAGAAGTAAAAGCTGAAGGTACAGAAAGTTTGATGGCTAACGAAGTACGTAGTCAAAGACTCATGCAGTTTCTTGGTGTTGTACAAAATCCTGTTCTTGCACCTTTTGCAAAAATGGATTATATTATCAGAGAGATTGCTAAGTCTATGGATCTTGATCCTGAAAAACTTACAAACTCTATGGGTGACGCAGCTATACAAGCTGAGATCCTCAAGAAATTTCAAGCAGAAAATCCACCACCAGAGGTAGTACCTAATGCTCCACAGCAAGGTGCTCCTCAAACTAAACCTCCTGCAGGTGCTCAAGTACAGGACACTCAGGGATCAGGTGGTGGACAGGTAGGTACAGGAACAGCACCACTACCAGGAGAGCAAGGATTCACTGGTAACACTGGTGAAGGACAACAATGAGTTTAAAATTTTTAGTTAACGATAAAAAGCTATGGGATTCTTTAAACGAAGAGTTAGACCGAAGATTAAACTTTATCCATATACAAATGGAACAAACTCTTAAGTCAGAAGATCTATATAGACTCCAAGGTGAAGCAAGAGCCTTACGTAAAATAAAGCAACTAAGGGATCAAATTAATGACAGAGCAGATGCAAACTTCAGCCCTTGATGAGGGTGGTCTAAAAGATGATGGGATGAACGCAGACCCTGTGTCAGGAAACGAAGTGCCGTCAGGCTCTATGGCTTCTGAGGTTAGAGATGATATCCCTGCTCAACTCTCTGAGGGTGAGTACGTTGTTCCTGCTGATGTTGTTAGATACTATGGTGTCAAGTTCTTTGAAGATCTGAGAGAAGAAGCTAAACGTGGTCTTGCAGATATGGAAGCCAATGGTCGTATAGGTGGAGAGCCTGTGCCTGAAGGAGGCCCTATAAACGAAGCTGATCTATCTCCTGAAGAAATGCAGATGCTACAAGAGATGATGTCGGGAATGGCAGTAGGTGGTCAAGTACAAAACCCTTATTTACAACAACAACAACTATATAGAGAACCTGCACCTAAAGCTATGGGTAATCCTACAATGGCAATGAATGAAGGTGGTGATACCGGTCCTACCGTAGCACAAACACAAGAACAGATTCTTCAAGCAGGACAAGATTACAAACCGTATACAACTGGTAGTTTTTTATCAGGTCCTTCTTTTCTAGATTCAGAAAACAAAGGACAAGACAATAATCCAAATGCTCCAACAGAAGAAACACAAATTAAACTATGGAGTCCTGAAGGTGTAGGCCCTACTACATACAACTCTCCTAGCCAAGACGCACTAATAGCTGATTTAGAAAGTCAAGGATACACTAGAACAGATCCAAACTTAAACCCTACACCTGATACTACTAAGAGTAGTAAAGGGTCTAACTTCAATCCTTTTCCTGACGATGATGAAGACAATACAAGGGTTGGCAAGTTGATGGCTCTTGATTGGAATAATCAAGATGCAATACTTGAGTGGGGTAAAGAACAATCAGATACTTTTCTTACAAAAGGATTAGTTGGTGGGGCAATGGCTACGACAGCCATAGCAAACCTCAGAGCAGGTGCTATCATATCTCGTAAAAAGTACGGAGAAGATTCATCCGTAGCTTTAGAGCTAGATAAATTGGCAGATGCTAAAGAGGAAAGCCTAGGTCCAATGGGCAGGATGCTAGGTAAAATGTTTGGTATGGATGGCGTAAAGACTGCAGATAAGTACTTTGAGGCTGAAGGAGCTTCAGTACCTGGGTCTACAACCCCACCACCCTCATCGTCCTCATCAACTAAACCTAAACGAAGAGCTAAACGTTCACTAGATAACTTTAGAAAGTCTGAACAACAAGAAGTAGATAAAATAAGACGTGCAAGAGAAAAAAGAAAGAAAAGAGGAGTTAGTCCTGCAGAGACAAAAAGATTAAGGCAAGATGCAGGTACAGGTAGAGGTGCATTTGCTAAACGAACTCAAAAAACCACCAAAGACTCTAGAGGAAATGTACGTAATATTGGAGGAAGAAACGAAGGTGGACTAATGTCCAAAGGCAAAAATAAATAATAAGGCTACTCAGCTACGGCTGACCCCAACAGAAAAGGAAAAGATATGCCTGAATTAACTACTATGGAAAAACCAAAATCAGCAGGTTTTGTAGATCGTGGATTCAACCACTCAAAAAAACAAGAAAGAATGAAACAAGAAGAGGCAGAGATTGCCAAGCTAGAAGCAGAGGCTCGAGGTGAAGAAGTTGTTGAGGATCAACCCAGTGGCGAGAATACTGAGGACACCGAAGTTCAAGCAACAGACGATCCCAAACAAGAAGAAGTTAAAGAAGAAACCGAAGCACAAGAAGATGATTCAGAGTTAACTGCTGAAGAAAAATCTTTTAAGAAACGTTACGGTGACTTGCGTAGACATATGCAAGAAAAAGAAAAAGAGTGGACAAAGAGACTAGATAACTTAGCTACTGAAACTAGAATAGAAGAAGCTGCTGTTCCTACCTCTGAAGATGAATTAATTACTTGGATGGAAAAGAATCCTGAATCTGCAGGAGCTATAAGATCTCTTATCCAAAAAGAAGCAGATAGTTTATTTGGTGAGTCTAAGAAACGATTGGTTGAATTAGATGAAGCCTACAAAGAAACAAATAAACTAAAAGCTGAAAACATTATACGTAAAACACATGAAGACTTTGACGAACTAAGGCAGTCAGAGAAGTTTCATAGTTGGGCTGAAGAACAACCCAAGTGGGTAAAGGATGCTCTATACGAAAATATGGATGATCCTGCTTCAGTTGTTCGTGTAATAGACTTATATAAAATTGATAACGGTATGAATATTGCAGCTAAGAAACAATCAAAGAAAGCTGCAGCTTCATCTGTTTCAAAAGGAACTCGTACTACAATAGATGCAGAGGGTTTATCATCTCAGATAAAAGAATCCGATGTAGCTAAAATGTCAGACAAAGAGTTCGAGGATCGTCAAGACGAAATTAACGAAGCAATGCGTAAAGGTAAATTCGTCTACGATGTTTCTGGCGCAGCCAGATAAACTGTTGACACTTAAGAAGTGTTCAATATAACTACGTGTATCTTAAACAAAGCCTCTTAACAGACTACCTTTGTAGATACTTTTCTAAAAGCATAAACCACAAAGAAGACTTACCTGCACAAGTATAGGCCCACTTAGTGTTACCCTAGAACGTTCAGCCTCTTTCAAGGTGTTTAGCTTCAATAAGCCAAATATCATGGAAGGATTTAATCATGGCTTTTCAAACAGCAAGTGGCTACGGCAATCTTCCCAATGGGAACTTTTCCAGTGTCATCTATAGCAAAAAAGTACAGCTTGCTTTTCGCAAGAGTACAGTAGTTGGTGACATCACTAACTCAGATTATTTTGGGGAGATTTCTGCCCAAGGTGATACAGTAAAAATTATCAAAGAACCAGAAATTTCTGTGAACGCCTATGCTAGGGGTACACAGGTTTCGGCACAAGATCTTGACGATGAGGATTTCTCTCTAGTCGTAGATAAAGCCAACTACTATGCCTTTAAGATCGATGATATCGAAGAGGCGCACTCACATGCGAATTTCATGCAGCTTGCAACTGATCGTGCAGCATATCGTTTAGCTGATCAGCATGACCAAGAAGTTCTTGGTTATCTGTCAGGTTTTAAACAGTCTGCTCTACACTCAAAAGCAGGTGCAGTGAATGACGTAGTGAACGGAACTAAAGCAGTTTCAACTGCAGGTTCTGACGAATTGTTGACATCAATGAAACTACGAAAAGATTCATTTGGCAACATCACAACTGGCTCTGCAGCAGATCATTCGATCCCTGTAGCAGCACGTTTACCAGGTGCAACAGCACTACCAACAGCAACCGTTTCTCCTGCGATGATTATATCACGTATGAAACGTTTGATGGATCAACAGCAAGTTGATACACAAGGTAGGTGGCTTGTGGTTGACCCGGTGTTTATGGAAATCTTGTCCGATGAGGACTCTCGATTCTTAAATGCTGACTACGGTGAATCAGGTGCACTACGTAACGGTCTAGTACTGAACAACATGCACGGTTTTAGAATGTATGTTTCCTCAAACCTTCCTGCAGTAGGCACAGGTTCTGGAACATCAGGTTCTGCAAACCAAAACAGTAACTTTGGTGTTATTGTTGCAGGTCATGACTCAGCAGTAGCAACTGCAGAGCAGATCAGTAAGACTGAAACATATCGTGATCCAGATAGCTTTGCGGATATCGTTAGAGGAATGCACCTATATGGTCGCAAGATTCTACGCCCAGAAGCAATCGTCACTGCTAAATATAACGCAGCTTAGAGGGAGATTGACTTATGGCTACTTATGATATGACAGCAAAAGCAACTACTGGCGTAAACTCCGACAGTATTGCTGAACCAAGATCACGTTTCCAATCAAACGGCATGTACATCCGTGAGGCTGTGCTTGACTTTGATAAGATGACTGCTGCAGGTTGGACTGCTGCTAACGGTGACATCTTTCAACTACTAGAGATTCCTGCTGACACTATGGTGTTATTTGCAGGTGCTTATGTTGAAGCTGCTGCCAATGGCTCATCTCCAACTGTTGACATTGACTTTGCCGAAGGTGATGACATTGTTGACGGTGGCGCAATCGACTCAGTTGGTTGGTTGGCATCAGGTACTAACGGTAGTGCTATGACTACTTCAGGTACTTTGACATTCACACAACACACAACTTCTACAGACACAGTTGACGTTAAGTTAATTGCTGCTTCTGCAGACGTTACATCTGGACGCATTCGTGTTGTCGCAGGTTGTATGGATACAGGTATCTCTGGTCGAGTAAGACCAGTTGACGTAGATCGTGATCTACTAGCATAAATAAAACTTTAGGGGCAGGGAGACTTGCCCCTTTAGCTTATCTGAAGGATTTTTGTAATGGCTACATACGTTACTTTAGTTAACGAACTACTGCGTAGGTTGAACGAAGTTACTCTTGATACAGCAGGAGATGGCTTCACTGCTGTACGTAATGTTCAAGCATTAGCTAAAGATGCGGTAAACAACTCCATTAGAAATATCTTACAGACAGGTCAGGAATGGCCTTTTTTAAAAACTACTCAAACACAAACCCTAGTAGCAGGAACTAGACAGTATGATTTTCCTGCTGATTATTCTAGGGCAGACTGGCAAACTTTTTATATTAAGAAGTTAACATCTGTAGACAATACCCCTATGTCTCTTCCTACAATTAGTTACGAAGAATACATTCAAAGATACAGACATTTTGATGATACAGGAGATCAAACAGGAATATCTGCACCAACTTTAGTCTATCAAACGGATGAATCAAAGTTTGGGGTTACTCCTATCCCAGATCAAGCCTACGAAATAGAGTATGTATACTACAAATTTCCTGCTGACTTAACTGCTTTTAGTGATACAGCAATAATACCTGAAAGATTTAAACACGTTCTTATTGATGGTGCTATGATGTACATGATGAGATTTAGATCTAATGAGCAGAGTGCTGCAATGCATCAAGCTAACTTTGATTTAGGTATAAAGTCAATGAGAAGAATACTTGTTGATGAGCCATTAAGAGTAAGGTCAACAGTTGTAGATAGGATAAACTCTTCTAATCAGGTTTTAGGTAGAGTCCTCTAATGGCAGACAATCTTGCCTCTTTTAAAGTATTTGCTCAAGGCGGTTTAAACACTAGTCGTGATGTTTTATCTCAGGGTGAACTTGCACCTGGCTCTGCTATCTCACTTATTAATTACGAACCTGCTGTTACAGGTGGTTACAGAAAGATAAATGGCTTTGCTAATAATTACGGCACAGTTACAGGAACAGGAAGTGTTTTGGGTGTAGCAGTAGCAGATGGTATTAATGATGGTATTTTAGCTGCTCGAAAACCCTCTTCAGGAACTAACTATTTACACTATTGGAATAACTCTACATCAGCTTGGGTTGCTGTAAGTAGTGCAGGTTCTCCAACAATGACAGGTGTATCTAAAGTTAGATTTTCTAAACTTAACTTTGGTACAGCAAAAGTAGTTCTAACAGATGGTATAAACCCTGCAGCTACTTACAATGGTTCAACTTACACACAGATTACTCATTCAGATGCACCCACAGACCCTAAGTATTCTGCAATATTTCAAAATCATTTATTTCTAGCAGGTGATCCTGCACACCCAACAAAGTTATTCTTTAGTGCTCCACTAGCAGAAACAGACTTTGCAGCAAGTAATGGTGCAGGAGTAATAAATGTAGGCTTTCCTATTGTAGCTATAAAATCTTTTAGGGATGAGCTATTTATATTTGGTTCTACTAATATTAAAAAAGTATCAGGCACAGCTTTAGCTAACTTTGTAGTACAGACAGTTACAGACGATCTTGGATGTTTAGCTACGGACAGTGTTATAGAAATAGGTGGTGATTTACTATTCTTATCTCAAGATGGTTTACGTCCTGTCTCTGGTACAGATAGAATTGGAGATGTAAATTTAGAAACAGTATCTAAAAATATTCAGTCTATATTTACAGACATTGTTTTTGATATTGATTTAGATACACTAAATGCTGTTACCATAAAACAAAAGACTCAGTTTAGATATTTTTTTGGAGCAGCAGATTCACAAGGTATTATAGGTGGGTTTAGAGAAACTCCTAACGGATTAAGATTTGAATACAGCCAAATGTTAGGTATCTCAGCAACTTGTGCAGCTAGTGGATACATAGGTCAAAACGAATTTGTTATACATGGTGACAGTACAGGAAAAGTGTATAGACAAGAACAAGGTAATAGTTTTGCAGGAACTAATATTTTTAGTATATTTCAAACTCCTTACTATTATTTTCAAGACCCCGAACAACGTAAAATTATTTATAACGTAGCAACATACTTACGTTCTGAGGGTGATAACGAAATCGTATTGTCAGCAGTTTATGACTACGAAGATCCAGATTCTTTGAATCCGACTAACTTTACTTTGAGCACTGAGGGTGCTGCAGCATACTACAATGAAGCTGCTTATAATAGTACAGCTATATTTGATGGTAATCCATCACCAGTAAAACGTACAAACATTTCAGGTTCAGGTAGATCAGTTTCTTTTAAATATGTTACAAATGATACAAATGCTTCACACAGTATCCAAGGCTTAGTTGTGACGTTTGGCGTGGGGGATAGACTTTAAATGGCAGGTTATACAAGACAATCAGTAGCTGACATTATTGCTAATGCAGTCATTAAAGCTGCACCAGTAAACGCAGAATACAATGCTATTCGTGATGCTTTTGCTGCATCAGGTGGACACAAACATGATGGTAGTACAGGTGAAGGTGCTTATGTACCTCTTATAGCTGATGCTGATGCCCTAAACAAAGTCACAGTAGATACATCAAATAACAGAATTAGTTTCTTTAATGAAGTATCTTCTTCTGCTGTAGAACAGATTAGATTAGAAGATGGTGTACTTAAACCTGTAACTGATAATGATATAGACCTTGGTGCTTCAGGTGCAGAGTTTAAAGATCTGTACGTAGATGGGATAGGTTATATTGACTCTGTAGTTGTTGGAGATAATAATTATTTAACAATAACAAATAACGAGATTGATGTATCCTCTGGTAATCTTACCCTAGATGTAGCAGGAGATATTATTCTTGATGCAGATGGTGGTGATGTAACTCTTAAAGATGCAGGAACTACTTATGCTAACTTAAAAAATTCTTCTGGGGAGTTGGTTCTTCAAAGTGGTAGTACACCTACAACAGCAATAACTTTTAGTGGTGCTAATGCAGACTTTGCAGGAACTCTTGATGTTACAGGGGCAGTAACTCTAGACAGCACATTAGCTGTTACAGGAACAACTGCTCTTACAGGTACAGCAACTATTACCTCTGCTGACATTAACTCTGGTGCTATGGATAATACTACCATTGGTGCAGGTACTCCTGCAGCAGGTACGTTTACAGATCTTACAGCTTCAGGCACTACTACGATAACAACTGCAGACATTAATGGTGGAGCAATAGATGGTGTTACTATTGGTGGGTCTTCTGCAGGTGCAGGTACATTTACAGACTTAACAAGCACAGGAACATCGACACATGCTACGGTGGATATTAATGGTGGTGCTGTGGATGGCACAACAATTGGTGCTTCTAGTGCTGCGGCAGCTAGCTTTACAACTGTTTCTACATCTGGTCAGGCGACATTGGCGACTGCTGATATTAATGGTGGTACTATTGATGGTGCTATTATTGGGGGTAGTACTGCTGCAGCCATAACAGGTACAACTATAACTGCAAGTAGTAACTTTGCAGGTAATATTACAGGTGATGTAACAGGTGATGTAACAGGTGATGTTACTGGTGACATAACAGGAAGTGTAACAGGTAACGTAACTGCAGGTTCTGGCTTATCTACATTTAACAATGTAACAGTCAACGGAACACTAGACGTTACAGGTACAACAATTGCTAACGTTACAGATCCTAGTAATGCACAAGATGCTGCGACTAAAAATTATGTTGACACACAGGTATCAGGGCTTGTTGACTCAGCACCTGGAACACTAAACACACTCAACGAACTAGCTGCAGCCATTAACGATGATGCAAGTTTTAGTACAACCATTACAAATAGTATAGCTACTAAGTTACCACTAGCAGGTGGTACAATGTCTGGTGCTATAGCAATGGGTACAGCTAAGATTACAGGGCTAGGTGATCCAACAGCTAATCAAGATGCAGCAACTAAAAAGTACACAACAGATACATTCTTACCATTAGCAGGTGGAACTCTGACAGGTGCAGTAGCAGCAGGTAGTAACAAGATTACTGCTAGTTATACGCCAAGTGCTAGTGCTGATCTCACAACAAAAACATACGTAGATGGTATACTTGGTTCAGCTACTGCAGCTTCTACTTCAGCATCTGCTGCTGCTAGTTCTGCCACTGCTGCTGCCTCAAGTGCTACTGCTAGTGCTTCCTCTGCAACTGCTGCAGCTTCTAGTGCAACCTCTGCAGCAGCCAGTTTTGATTTGTTTGATGACAGATTTCTTGGTGCTAAGTCATCTGCTCCTAGTACAGACAATGATGGTGATGCTCTTCAAGTAGGAACTTTGTATTTTAATACCACTTCTAATTCTATGCAGGTCTTTGGTGGTTCTGGTTTTACTGCTGCAGGTTCATCTGTAAATGGAACTTCAAGTCGTAACACGTATACTGCAACTGGTGGGCAAACAACATTTTCAGCTACATACGATTCTGGTTTTGTAGATGTATTTATGAATGGTATAAAATTATTATCAGGAACAGACTTTACAGCTACGTCAGGAACTACTATAGTTTTAGCAGCAGGTGCTATTGCAGGTGATATACTTGACATTGTTGCTTATGGTACATTTACCCTAGCTACACACTATACCAAAACAGAGGCAGATGCGAGATACTTACTAGAGGCTAATAACCTCTCTGACCTAACTAGTGCAGCAACAGCAGTAACTAATTTAGGTATTACTGCCACAGCAGCAGAGCTTAACATCATGGATGGTGTAACAGCAACTGCTGCTGAACTAAACATATTAGATGGAGTAACAGCAACTGCTGCAGAGTTAAACAAATTAGATGGTATTAGTGCAACAACCACTGAGTTAAATATTCTTGGAGGTGTGACTGCAACCACAGCAGAATTAAATATTTTAGATGGGGTGACTGCAACTACTGCAGAATTAAACATAGTAGATGGCGTCACAGCTACCACTGCAGAACTTAATATCTTAGATGGTGTAACTTCTACTACTGCTGAATTAAATATTCTTGATGGAGTTACAGCTACTGCTGCAGAGTTAAATTTTGTTGATGGAGTTACATCAAATATACAAACCCAACTTAATACTAAAGGTGGAACGTTTACAACAAACGTTATTACATCAAACACAACTGCAGTTGGAAGTAATCACTACTACTTAAATGCTGCAGGTATTACACTTACACTTCCTTCATCTCCTACAGTAGGTGACGAAGTTAGAATTTCTGAAGTAGGTAGTAATACTGACAATGTTATTGGACGTAATAGTAGTAACATCATGGGTTCAGCAGAAGACATTACTATAGATACAGCATACACAGTAATTTATTTAAGATATGTAGACTCGACTATTGGTTGGGCATTCTCGTAAGGAAAAATAAACATGGCAAATATTAGTTCATTCTTTGGTGGTTCAGGTGGCAGTGGTTTAAGTACTGACTTCACTAAAAACGATTATGGTGTGCCACTCCCTGAATACATTACTTGTATTACTCACAAGTCCTCATGTACTATAACAGTCTGTCCAGGATATACATTTGACAGTAATTCTAAAGGTTTTTCTCAGGGTGGTATTACAAATGTTAGAGACAACATTTTTATTGCTACAGGGGTAGAGCATCCTTTTACTAACAGTGATTGCACAAAAATATTTGCAATGGCTTTTTGTGTTAATGATGACACTGGTGCTATTGTATCAGGTATGACAGAGTTTAAATGTGTTTTTCAAAGTGCTAGTACTAATGACAGGTTTGCAGGAGAAACTCAAACACCTGGAGTTGGTGATGGTTGCTGTAGGGCTTATTATGGTCACGCATGTTCTGGTTGTGGAAGTTACACAATACTTTGTACTAACAGTTCTTTTAACTGTATTGGTACTAGCTCTGCCACTCGATATGGTTGTAGTGCTGCAGGTGGTTCAACATCCCTAGTTTACAATGGTGTTCCTGGTTCAGTACTAGCTCACGCAGGTAATAACGAAGATCAAAACTCTTTTATTCGTTTTTGTAATGGTAATGTTTGTTTTAATAACAATCTAGGTAATTCTTTAGGTTGTACAAATTGTTTTGCTAGTAGTAATTTAAGAGGAAAGTATGCACTAAGTCCTAACACTATTCTTTTGACTGGGATTTTTATGTGTGGTGGTGATTGTATTTGCCATAAAACAATTTTGTTTCAATGGAATGATGCAAATGATTGTTATAGAATGGCCTACTGTAAAGGAGAAAGTGGGTCACAAGTTACAAATAGTAACTATGTCTGTTGTATCCTATGTTGCCACAGCCCTGGTCATGTTCTAGGAACTTCTTTTAGAGTTGGTCCAACCTTTTATCCTGAAGGTGGAGGTGCTTCATTTTATCACGAACCAGACTGTCAAAATTGCATAAGACAAAAGTTTTGTGTAAATGGAGGATGTTGTAGAGCTATGCACCCCCACTCTGTCTTGTTAAATTGGGAGGGGCAAAATCATTGGAATATGCAGATGAAAGGCACTAGAGGTAAAGATGATGCTTCCTCTACCTGTTACTATGCAACTAATAATGACTTTACTATGAACTGGGTTTCTAACAGTAGTTGTATTTCTAACAGAGTTGGTCATTATGTTGGTGTACAACAAAATGGTGTGCTAGGTGCAGGTATAGCTCAAAAAAGTTGCTTTGCTTTTAATTGTGGTAATTTTGGGCAAGGTACAAGACAAGAGACTTATGGATCTTGGTCTACTCCACATGGTGAGTCTGTTAGACAACTTTATCAGTATCCTAGAACAGCCCTAAGATCTTATCCTATACCACAATTTTGTAATTGCTATCAAACTTGTTGTTTTCATTTCTTAGCATCACAAGTTGTAGGATGTAAATGGATTGTAACTATGGAGTCAAGTCAGTGTTGCCAGTGTGAATGTGTAACATTACATGCTTACAAGATTATGACTAACTCATGTACAGCAGATTAGTAGAGGAATAGTAAATGAGTAAAGCAAGAGACTTAGCCAATCTACTGTCTACAGGAGGTGTCCTGAACGATGGTGTTATAAGTGTATCAGAAATTGAAAGTGTTACTGCTACTGCGACAGAGTTAAACCTTATGGATGGTGTCACTGCAACTACTGCAGAGCTTAATCATGTTGATGGTGTGACATCTAATGTTCAAACTCAAATCAATGCAAAGGCAGCAACTGCTAGTCCTACATTTACTGGAACTGTAACTGCTCCTACTGTAAATGCTACAACTGATCTGACTGTAAACTCTGTATCTGTTACAACAGAAACCGAATTAAGAAAATCTTTCTTACTATAAAAATGGAATATTGACATGGCTTTTACTTACTCTCTATTAACAGAAATAACACAGATAGCTGCAAGTGCAGGTGCAGTGTATACTAATCCTTCTAGTAAAACTACCTTTATAAGGTCTATTATACTTCATAATGCAAACTCTTCTGCAGAAGCTGTAGTTCTTTATAATGTTCCAGATAACGGTGGTTCAGTAGGTACAGCAGCTATAGCTAATCAATTTTATAAAGCAAGTGTTGCAGCAGAGAGTACTGTAATAATTGAGTTTGCTACACCTGGTGTTGTTTTAGAAGATGTAAACGACACAATACAGGCAAGTACAACTACTGCTAGTAAAGTGACTATACAAATTATGGGAGCAACTGAATAATGGGTATAACAGTTTTTCCACCAAGTACAAGTTCAGGGAGTAGTGGTGGCTCTGAAAAACCTTACAAGTGTATTCCTGCTTGTGGTGCAGTAGCTGCAGGTGATTTAGTCTCTTTAACTCCAGGAGAATGTGTAGTTCGTTCTTCAGTTAAAGGAGCAGACCAAGACGAAATGGCTTGTTTCTGTAATGGTAATGGTTCACAAAATGTTACATTAGGAGCATGGAATGTAGTAGTTCCTTTCTTGTGTGCAAATAATTGCTATGCACAAGTAACATTACATAATGGTGAAAAATGTACAGATGGCTTTGCAGAGTGTTGTTGGAGATGCCCTTGTATTTTAGTTAATGCTGTTACAGTAAACTCTGATCAAAGCACTACTTGCTGTACAATATATAGTTGTTGTATTCTTTTAGGAACAGCAAGTTGGCAGTGTTATAATAGTGCAGGTGAATGTTGCTGTGCTCAATTACAATTCTGCTCTGCACCCATTGTTCTTCCTTCTTGTTCAGGTCATAAGTCAGCAATATTTTTACCTTGTAATAAACAGTTTTTAAAGTGTAATTCAAATTGTTGTATATGTGATATTTATCAACAAGAAATTTGGTTGTGTTATAATACAACTTCAAATGTAGTATCAGTCATCTGTAGTTGTTGTAATATTGAAGGTCTTAGTGCAACTGCTACTAACTTCTGTAAATGTGATAAGTTTTATTATTTTGTTAGTAATGACAGAAAATATTTAGTTGGACAAAAAGCAAGAGGATATCCAAGTAGTGCAGGAGATTCAGGTCTTAAAAAAGAATACATTGTAAAATGTGTAAATGATAACTCTTACTTAGGTATTACTGCTGCAACAGTTACAGGTTTCAATCCTTGCTCTGTTTGGTGTAGTACTTGCTGTACTCAATTTTCACCTAGTTTTTCTTTTGGTGCTTTTGGATGGGCCCCATTTAGTCAAGGACAAGATGGATGGATGCTTGGTAGATTTGTTGTAGACAAGAACCCTCAAACAGGTTCTTGTTGTTGTTTCTTTACAAAAACATGGGCTATTAAACCTACTGCTGATTGTGCAATAACAATGTCAGCAAATATTCTTTGTGACGTAGATGGTAGTTGTAACTTGGTAACTTCAAGAACAGGCTACTACGCAATTAAAGAAGCTAAACAAGCATCTTGTAGATTTACAACTCAAAGTAATACTGCTTGTCTGATAGGAGTTGGAAGAGTATGGGATGAAGGTGACTGTGTTAAAAAAGTTTCTCTCCCTACGTTTCATCCTTGCACTGGTTGCTGTAGAGTAGTTGCAGGTCTTGCTTGTTTTTGCATAGATGGAAGCTGTAATATTCAGTTTATGGGAGGGCAAAGTTGTGATGCCAATGATGGTCAAGTTTGTTGCACTTGTAGTCAGGCTTGCAAACCACTTGCTAATGGCTACTATATTGATTCTAATGACTTCACTTGTAAATTCTATGCATGTAGTCAAATAGGGCATGGTTGTGATTTATCTGCTGTGCCATGTTTAAAAGGAGGTCAGTATGGTGGAACTCTGTCTTGTAGTGCTGATAGCTTTTTATATTACAACTCTTATCCTACCTGTATACAACAAGGTAGATATAGAACTGCGTTACCCCACCAGTACATACATGGAAGTGGAACAGGCTATGACTATAGTCGTGACGCATTAGAGTGTGCTAAACTTCCTGAAGGTGGTACTGGTTGTCAGTCACTTGTTGAAGGAACTGATGGTCAAGATTACAAGTCTGCTTCAGAGTACAAACTTTGTGCTTGTACAACTTGTTGGAATTTAAATTGTAATGCTTTATTTACTAAAATTTTAGATGGAATTTGTGCAGGTAATAGAAACCCTGCAGATCACTTCTTTCATCCTGGAAGTTGTTGTTTAGCTTTTTCAGGTGGTTTCTTTCCACTAGGTACTAGTTCAACAGCCTTTATTGCTGCTCAAGGACCATCTGGGCAATTTAACCAATGGTGTAGATGTTGCGTAATTAGTGTAAGGGCGTGGAGTCAAGTTTTTCATAAAGATGTTAAAGCCTCTACGATGGGTAGAACTTATGGTATTGCTCAAAATACTGCAGCAAATGGAGAAATAGTATGTGTTGCAGTACAGGGTAATATTGATAAATCCCCATTTACTTGCACACAATTAGCTGCTAGATATACTGCTTCTGGTCCTGTTGCTCTGTGTGGAGGAGTATGCTGTGGTCAGCTTACAGGTTTTATAGCATGTAAGTGTACTGATAAACATACTAAGGGATCTGGTGCTCCACATGCTTGTTACTTTCGTGGGTTTGAACAAGGTGGTTGTTGCACTAATTGTCAAGTAAGACATGCTTATATTACACCTTACTATGATGCTACAGAAGAACATTTAGTAGGAAAAATTTCAACTAGGAATGATGATTTAGAAAACATATAGTTTGACTATACCCTCTAACTAAAGTACAATAACGAGCACCCTTCATGGGTAATAATAATAATAAGAAAGAAGACTCGTGAAAAAACTATTTTTTATTGATGGGGGAGCAGGTCGTGCTATTGCATCTATACCTGCTTTCCTAAAGTATGCAAAGAAACATGATGACTTTGGTATACTAGTGCATGGATGGGATTCTCTGTACTGGGGTATTCCTGAACTACAAGACAAAGTTTTTAACCCTGAACAAAAAGGTATCTTTGATCAAGTAGTAAAAAATGCTGAAGAACTTGTATCTCCTGAACCATATCGAGTACCAGGATACTTTAAACAAGAGTTATCTTTAGCAGAAGCATTTGATGTTTTAATAAATAACACAGATGATCATTCTGATCTACAGTCTCCTATTATTAAAACAAACAAAGTAGAAGAAGTAAACGCAGCTAAATTAATTTTAGATGCTAAGGCTCAACAGCAAAAAGATAAGACTATTGTTATTCAGCCTTTTGGTAGATCAATGCAACGAACTGAAATAGATGCAGTTATTGATGAATCATCAAGGTCACTAGACTCAGAGGTATACTTAAAACTAGTTAAGAAACTGGCTACAAAGTACAACCTAGTATTAATGGCAGAGCAACCTTTTCACTCTGACGTAGATACCTACACAATTAAACCTAATGCTGATCTAAGATTGTGGGCAGCATTTATTGATGCAGCAGATTACTTTGTTGGAGTAGACTCTGTTGGACAACATATGGCAAGGGCGTTAGATAAACCTGGCACAGTTATTATTGGGTCAACCTTTGCAGTAAATACTTCATATCCAAACTATTTTAATATTTGGGAAAGGAAAGTTCAGAAAAAGTATTCACCTATTCGTATCTCAGGTCTTGAGGGTCACTTGGCAGATAGACTTAATGAGAAGACTATGGAACTCACTGACGAAGAAGTAAATCAGTTGTACCAAAGTATTACTAAAGATATAGAAAAAAAGGTGAAGTAATATGAACATCCTAGCTATTAACCCAGGTCACAATGGTTCTGCTGCTTTACTAGTAGATGGCGAACTAAAGTTTTATATTGAAGAGGAACGTCTATCTCGTAACAAGTATGATGGCAACCCTTTTGCAGGAATAATGGAAGCACTAAAGTATGGTGTAGACATCCTTGTTCTTGGTGGTACTTCAGAACATTTTCCACAGTTACCTTGGACAGGTGAAGATCCTTACTCTGGTTTTTTACGTAAGTTTAATCGTAACCTTCAAGTTATAAATCTAGGTCATGCACATCATTTAGGTCATGCAGCAGGAGCTTTTTATAACTCTGGTTTTGACGAAGCTGCAGCAGTTATTGTTGATGGCTCTGGCACTCACAGACAAATTGATATTAACGGTGACTATAAAAACTCAGGTTTTGAAACAGAGTCTATATATAAGTGTGACTATGAAGAGGGTATAAAAGAAGTCTTCACTTCTTATGGGGGTAACTACGATACCCAACGTGTTAGTAACGAAAACATAGAGATGGATAGTGCTATTACAGTAGTAAAGGCATACGAAGCTGTCTCAGAGTATCTTGGTTTTGGTTTTATTGAAGCAGGTAAAACTATGGGTCTTGCACCCTATGGTAAGTACGATGAAATGATTCCTAGTCTGTTTTATAATAGTAGGGGAAACAAGAATGTATTTATCCCTAATTATCCTGCAGGTGCTCACATTGATCACACTCGTCACCCTTACTTAACCTTAACAGAAAATCCTAAAGATTGGCACAAAGATCCTAGTAAGGTAACAGATGCTGCAAAGAATCTAGCTTGGGCTGTACAAGATGAGACACAAACACTTGTTGGTGATCTAATACAAAAAGCAGTTGATAAGACAGGACAAACAAACATTGTTATTGCAGGAGGTTATGGATTAAACTGTGTAGCAAACTACTACTACAAGAAACGTTTTCCTGACCTTAACATTTATGTTGATCCTATCTCTCATGATGGTGGTACATCTATTGGTCTAGCACAAATAGTCCATTACACAGAGACAAAAGAAAAAACAAAACGTCCACTAAATACTTTGTACCTTGGTCCTGAACGTAAAGAAAACTACGATCTAGAAGAATACGAAACAAAAAATGTTACTGCTGCTGATGTAGCTAAGTTAATTGCAGATAAAAACATTGTTACTTTGTTTCAAGGCAGATCAGAAGCAGGACCAAGAGCACTAGGAAATCGTTCTATACTCTATGATCCTACAGACCCTAAAGGCAAGGACACAGTAAACAAGGTTAAAGGTCGTGAATGGTTTAGACCATTTGCAGGATCAATGCTCAAGGAATACTTTGAGGAATGGTTTGATACATACGGTATGGAAGAGACACCATTCATGATGTATGCAATGGACTTCAAGACTGAGAAGCATGGTGAAGTTCCTGCTATCACGCACGTAGATGGTACATGTCGTATTCAAACTGTAACTAGAGAGCAGAACGAGTCTTACTACGATTTGATTGAAGAGTTTCGTAAGATTACTGGTGTACCTATTTTGTTTAATACAAGTTTTAACCTAGCAGGTCAGCCACTTGTAGAAACATTAGAGGATGCACTATATACAATGAAGAACTGTGATATTGAGTATCTATATTTACCTGACGTAGGTAAACTTGTTATGGTAACTTCTGAGCAAACTGAAGAAGATTCTCAAAAACCTTAGTCTTCTTTCTTAGTTTCTCTTTCGAGAACTTCTGAAGATCTTTTTCAGTAGCTACCCCATGACCAGTACGTACTAAGATTGGGGTAGCACCAATACGTTCTGCAGCTTTAAGGTCTGTAATCTTGTCACCTACAAAAAACCCTCTATCTTTAAATCTGTACTTATTATTAAATAATTCTTTTTCTGCTCTGTGAAACATACCTATATTAGGTTTAGCAAAGCAATCACATTTAAGTGAAGATTCAGAATAAAACAAACCATCAATGGAGTAGACACCTGCATTACCAAAGACTTGCATCATACGTTGATGGACAGCTTCTACTTGGTCATGTGTCTGCTCTTTTTTTATAATACCACCCTGATTGGTTAGTATAACTAGTTTATATCCTTTGAGTCTAATCATACGAATAGCTTCAAGAGATCCTGGGATAACTTCCCAATCATCAGGATCAGAGATGTAACCTTTATCTATATTAATTACACCATCTCGATCTAGACCAACAATTGACTTAGGAAATACTTTAGGCCAATCGTCAGGAACATTTTGCTGTTGAATCTGTTGTGGGTCTTGTTCTATTATATGTTTAAATCTAGACATGGTGTAATTTTAAGTATGAAGAAGATATTTGTCAATGGAGCATTTGATGTAGTGCATTCAGGACACCTTGATCTACTTGATTTTGCTAGAGGTTTAGGCACTCATCTTCTCGTAGCTATTGACACAGATAGGCGTATTGAGTATAACAAGGGAAAAGAAAGACCTTTCAATAAACTCAAGAATAGAAAACATTTAATTAGTTCGTTGAAATCTGTTACAAGTGTAGTAACGTTTGACACAGACAATGATCTTCTTGCGATTCTTCAGAGGTATAAACCAGATGTAATGGTAAAAGGTTCTGACTGGAGGGGAAAAGAAATTATAGGGGAGGAGTACTGTAAAGAGGTAGTCTTCTATGAAAGAGTCAACAAAGAGTCAAGCACCAAAATCCTTAAAAGTTTTGTTGATAGGAGACAGTTGTTATGATGAATATCATTATGGTTCTGTAAATAGAATTAGTCCTGAAGCTCCTGTTCCTATATTTGATTTACATGACACCGTTTCAAAAAAAGGAATGGCGTACAACGTACACAATAATCTTGTAAATCTAAAACTTAAAGTAGATATTATAACAGAGTACTCTGAACGTAAGCATAGGTATGTTGATATTAAAACAGGTCAACAGCTTATAAGAATAGACGAAAAGATAAAGAAACAATTCTTTGATAACGCAGAACAAATCTTAGATAACTATGCAGCAGTAATAGTTTCAGACTACAATAAAGGATTTGTTGCTGACAACGAAATAGAAGATCTTATAAAAAAGTACAAAGGTCCTATCTTTGTAGACACTAAGAAAAAAGATCTAGCCCAATTTGATGGTTGCTTTGTAAAAATAAACCAGTACGAGTACGAAGCACGAGAGTCAGATACCGAAGAACTTATAGTTACATACGGCTCAAAGAAAGTCGAGTATAAAAACAGAACCTACATTCCTCCGAAAGTAGAAACTCATGATGTGTGTGGTGCAGGTGACACCTTTCTAGCTGCCCTTGTCTATAAGTATTTAGAAAAACAAAGTATAGACGAGGCTATAAGGTTTGCAATGAATGCAGCAGCAGTTACGGTGCAACATATAGGTGTCTATGCCCCAACACTAGAGGAAATTACTAGATGAGGCTTGAAGGATTTGTAGAAAAAGGTTGGGGGTCTGAGTTTATATGGGCAACTAACGACAAATACTGTGGTAAATTTTTAAAGTTTAACAAAGGTGCAAAGTTTTCAATGCACTTCCACAAAGAAAAAGATGAGACTTGGTTTGTTATATCAGGTAAATTTAAAGTCGTATGGATTGACACAGAAAACGCAGAACATAAAGAAGTTTCTTTGTTAGAAGGAGATGTTTGGCACAATCCACCACTAGTTCCTCATCAAGTAATTTGCTTAGAAGAGGGGAGTCTAATGGAAGTCTCTACTCCTGATTCTGTAGAAGACAATTACAGAGTTGGTAAGGGTGACAGCCAAGAATGAAAATACTAGTTACTGGTCACAAAGGGTTCATTGGTCAGAACATGGTCAATGCCCTAAAAGATAAACATCAAATTTCTACGTATGAGTGGGGGAATCAATACCCAATACTAGATGGTCTTGATTGGGTAATACACTTAGGAGCAGTAAGCTCTACCACAGAAAAAGACATACGTAAGATAACAGTACAGAATATTGAGTCCTCTATATATTTGTATGAAGACTGTATAGAAAGAGGAATAAACTTTCAGTTTGCTAGTTCTGCTTCAGTCTATGGTTTAGATCCTTGTGGTTTTAAAGAGACTGCAGTCTTAAATCCCCTGAATCATTATGCTAGAAGTAAAGCTCTATTTGAGAACTACATCAAATACAGAGATGCTCCTATAATAACTCAAGTATTTAGATACTTTAACGTATACGGTGATCACGAAGATCATAAAGGAGAACAGGCAAGTCCTTATACTAAGTTTAGAAAGCAAGCAAAAGAAACTGGAAAGATAAAACTATTCAAGAACTCAGAATATTTTTACAGAGATTTTATTCACGTAGACAAGATTATAGAGTATCATCAAAAGTTTTTCTCTATAGAAAAGTCAGGTGTCTGGAACGTAGGTACAGGTTTTGAAAGAAGTTTTTACGAGGTTGCTTTAGAAATATGTAAAGAAACAGAAGCAACTATCGAGTGGATAGAGATGCCAGAAAATTTAAAGAATAGTTATCAAGACTTTACTAGGGCAGATACGGTTAAACTATGGCAGACGTTAGACTTACCACAGAAGAATTAGAAGACATGATGGATCGTGCAGCTAGGCGTGGTGCTAAAGAAGCATTGCGTTCTATTGGTTTGCTTGATGATGATGCTATAAAAGATATTATAGAGATGAGAAGTTTGTTAGAGGCGTGGAGAGATACACGTAAGTCTGTCTGGTCAACAATAGTTAAAGTAACCACTGTCGCACTGCTGACATTTATTGCAGGTGCAGTGTGGATGACAATGGGAAAGTAAGGAATAAAGTATGGCAATAAATCCAAACATAAGACCTAAAATAAGACCGAATACGTATTCTGAAAGACCTGCAACAACTGAAGCAGAAAACAGAGCTAGGACTACGGCTATGCGTATGGCTAGGGACGGTCAAAGTAGTGGTGCAGAAGAACGTGATAGAATATCTAACGCACAAAGAACTGCTGCTCAACTTGAGGCTGCTGCATCTGGTGACTATAGCTCATTGTTACAGGGAGTTGATAGGGATAGTCATCGTGATGTTATATCTAATGCAGACAGAGCACTAGCTACAGTTAGAGGTGATTATGAAAGATTAAGAAGATCTTCTGATGAGTACAAAGATCAAAGAGGTCAAGATAGATACATGCGATCTCAGATTGCAAAGTATACTGATCTAGATATAGATGCACTTTTATCAGGTCAGGGATCAACAAGTACATCAACAAGTACAAGTGTAGATACTGTTAGTACAGTTGAAAAAGATAATCTTGACAAGATAATTGCAAGTTATAATCATTACGTAGAAACAGGTGAAGACGATGGAGGAGGTTTTGTAGACTCAGAAACAGGACTTCCACCGGGGGTAGACAACGAACAAGAAGCTTTCTTATTACGTACTGGTAACTTTAAGCTAAACGTGTCTGACATGCAAAAAGTTATTGGTAATGTTAGCACTGAGTTAAAAGATCAATTGATTAAAACTTATGGTGATCTTGATAAAGCAGCTATAGATATGCTTTATGGTGCTGTAGGTTCTAACACTGACTCAAGAAATATAGGAAAACTTTTAGCTGTATCTAGGTTAAGCTCAGATGCTTTTGTTCAAGCTATGGGCGTAGCTAATACACAACTTATGACTAGAGGTGTTGTAGAAAGAGATAAAGATGGTAATCCAACTGGATATGCCGGGCAAACTGAATTAAAATTTAGTACGATATCAGGACAGCCAATTGCAACAGGAGCAGGAGGATTTAACACTGGTCTGTATCCTGCTAGACTAAGTTCAATTTGGGTTAGCCCTAAAGATATTCAAGGTATTGTAGAAGGTGACGTTTTTAACAACTACAAAGACTACTACGACACCTATAGAAAACAATTTGAATTTTTAAATGATTACGACTTTTTAAGTATGAAAAGTTTTACTGGTAAGAAGCCAGTAACAACTCCAACCACAGATACACCTACAGTTGGAGGTGGAGGTGGAGGTACACCAACTACAGGAACAGGAACAGGAACAGTAAATCCTACAAATAATTTAGATGGCACACAGGTGATAGGAACTAATGCTACTACGTACACTCCTGTTACTACAGGTACACAGCCTATGAATACTACTGCTCCTTCTTTAGGTGGGGCAAGCACAGGTACGTATCCACAAACTAACGTGACAGGAACTTTTAACACTGCTTCTCAAACTGCAAACTTGTCATCAGTACCTAATAGTGTAACAGTTAACTCAATACCTACAGGCACTACTATGGCAAACCTAACTAGCCAATCTCAAGGTGGCACTGGTGGTTTGAAAACTTATAAAAATACTTTTGGTCAATCTATTAAAGTAACTGAGGATGCACAAGGTAATGCTCTAACCTATGTTCCCCCTGGTTTTACTTCTGCTGCTGAAGGTGGACTTATGGGTTTCTCCAACGGTGGTGATGTAGCAATGGCTAGGAAGTTCTTAGGTTTTGAAGGACCTGACTCACAACTCCCTAACTTTTTACAATCAAATGCACAAGCTGCTGCACGTATGGGTAAATACAGACAGGCTATGGTTGGAATGTCTAACCCTAGAATGGGAGCTAACACAGGTATGTTTGTTCCTACTCAAGAGCAGTTCAAGCAACTGCAAGGTAATCTTGTGGGTCAAACGATGCAGCCTCAACAGGCTAACGTTCAACAAATACAACCACAAGAAGCAGACTTTATAGGACAGACTGCAGGACAATCATATGCAGTTTCTCCTTTTGCTCAAGTAGCTACGATACCTACTACATCTCAGGCAGGTATGCCTATGACTATACCTAGTAGTCAGTTCAATCCGTTTACAGCTTACAATCAAGTACAAGCAGAAACAGATAAACTGCAACCTGCTCAAGGAGCTATAGTTCCTGGATCAACAATAGATCCTGCACAACAAGCCACTACTTCTGTAAATATAGAAGCTGCACAAGGTAACGCAATAAAGATAGCAGGACCTGATCCTCGTAAACTGCAGACAGATCCTGTTAGTGGTGAGAGTGAGATAATCTCTGGCGTAGCAAATGCACAGACTGCTAAAAACTTTACTGAAGCAATAGAAGCTGCAGAAGCCACACCGACTAAACAAGCTACGGTACAGGGTCAGCTAGAACAATTGATGCAACAGTTTGAGGGTGGTAATACACCTGCTTGGGCTGCAGGTTCTATGAGAAATGCTACAGCTACTATGGCTGCTAGAGGTCTAGGTGCATCTAGCTTGGCAGGTCAAGCTATTATACAAGCTGCAATGGAAGCTGCATTACCTATAGCTCAGATGGATGCACAGGTTGTTGCACAGTTTGAAGCACAAAACTTATCTAACAGACAACAAAGATCTATACTATCTGCACAGCAACGTGCTCAGTTTTTAGGTATGGAGTTTGACCAAGCATTCCAAGCTCGTGTTCAGAACTCAGTTCGTATTGGTGAGATAGCTAACATGAACTTTACGGCTGAACAACAGATAGCTCTTGAAGATGCTCGTGCGGCCAACACTGTAAACTTAAATAATCTATCTAACAGACAGGCAGGTGTCATGGCAGAAGCTGCTGCTCTTGCTCAGTTAGATATGGCTAACTTATCCAATCGACAACAAGCTGCAGTACAGAATGCTCAGAACTTTTTGCAGATGGATATGACAAATCTGAGTAATGAACAGCAAACAGCTATGTTCACATCACAACAGAATGTACAAGCTTTGTTTACAGATCAGGCTGCACAGAATGCTGCAGCACAATTCAATGCAGCAAACGAGAATCAAACCAATCAGTTCTTTGCTTCTCTTACTTCTCAGGTTTCACAGTTCAATGCGTCACAACAGAATGCAATAGATCAGTTCAACGCAGGACAAGCTAACTCATTAAGAGAGTTTAATTCTAACTTGCAACAGCAAAGAGATTTGTTTAATGCTCAGAATGGATTAGTTGTAGCACAAGCCAATGCACAATGGAGACAGAACCTAGCTACGTTGAACACTGCAGCAATTAATGAGAGCAACATGAACTTTGCTCAGACCATGAATGCTTTGACATCTACGAATTTAGATGCAACATGGCAGAAAGAAAGAGATCTTATGAGCTATGCTTTCTCAGCAGAACAAACTGCAGGAGACAGAGCTTTGCAGATCGTGTTGGCTGATAAAGAACTAGAAGCAGTAAGAGAGAAAATTGCTAATGATGAGAAGACGGCAAAGGGTGCTCTTTGGACTAAGCTTCTCTTTAATGTATTTTAGTGAGGTTTATCTGATGAGTTCTAAAGAAAGTTATTTAAACGCAATCCACATGGCTGAAAGGATTCAAGAAGATCCTTCTATTGTTAGCAAAGATACTTCTTCTCCTGAAGGATTAGGTGGGCTGCGTAAAGTTAGAAATGAGATAGTGGACGATAACTCTGTCTTGAATCAAGTTTTAAAAGATGCTTCAAGTATGAATCTTTTAAAAGAAGAAATGAAAAACTTCAAAGAAGAGACAGTTAGTGCTGACACTTCTGCTTTAGTTATACCTGAAAATTTGTATGGTAAGAAGGGTTCTGAGAAAGGAGAGGTAGCTTCTAACTCTTACTACAACAAACCAGTTCCAAAAGGATTTACACGTAATGCAGGTGGTGCTCCTAAAGAAGCACAAGAAGCTGCAATCAAAGAGATAATAAGAGTTGGAAGAAGTCTTGAAGCAACACCTGAACAGATAGCTTATGCCCTTGCGACAGCAAGGTACGAGTCAGGATTTAATATTTATGCTGCTGCTAAATCAACTAGTGCTCTCAGTCTTGGTCAGTTTATAGACGATACAGGTGGAGCTTACGGTTTAAATAGTAGCAACAGAGAAGACCTAGGTATGCAAGCCCAAGCTTTAATTGAACATACGATGGACAATTTTGATATGGCTGAAAAGAAAGGGTATGATAAATCTTATGTCTATGCTTTACACCACGATGGTCCTAAATTAAACAAGGGTGGTTTAGCTATATCTAAGAAACATATTATGCCCTTAGTTTCACAATACCAAAAATTACTGGAGACATATAGATGATTTTTAATTCACCTATTCCAGGGCAGAGTTTAACTACTCCCCCAAGGAATGCACCTTACGAAAGACCTCCTGAGATAACAGATCCAGACGAGGCTCTAGCAGTACACTTAAAACGATTAAGTGATCCAGATGCTATTGAAGATGCAATGTATGTTCTAGAGATTGGTATTGATGTACAAACTCTAGTAGAAGGAATTACTCGTAGTGCTGTCATGGCAGGTATACACTCAATAGATGTAAGCTTGATAATCCAACCAGTGTTGCACGAGTTTATAAAACAAACTGCTGATGCACTTGATGTTGATTACAGTACTGGCTTTGAAGAAGAAGATAGAGATGAATTACGTAAGACAAGAGCTTCAGCTTTAGCTGACAAGAAGCTAGACGAAATGGGAATAGACGTACAGAAAAACGTCAAGGACGTTGACCTATCTTCTAATGAAGGTAGAGAACAAGAGATGGAAGAAGTGGTTGAAGAGATCACTACAGTAGAAAAGCCCAAGGGCTTGATGGCAAAGGACTAAGAGATGGGTTATGCACAGGGTATTCTTCTAGCCGTTCAGGACATGGAAGATCTAAGACGTTACGAGAAAGAGTCTGAGTTTGAAAGAGAGAAGTTTGAAAAAAATCTAACTGCTCGATATAGGTCAGACATACTGCCCTTTGCTCTTGAGGCTTTGAAGAAACAAAAAGCTCTTACCATTAAAGAAGCAGATTTAAAACGTGTTGCTCTTGAAAAAGGTTTCACTCGTAGAGTATCAAATGCTTTATATGATAGAGGTCAGCTAGAAGAAATGGTAGCTCTAGCTCAAGATAAAAATGTAGATCCTAAATTTGTTACTATTCTAAACTCTAGTCTTGAAAAACAATTAGATAAACGAATTAAAGATAACCCTACAGAAGCTGCTGATAAAATGGTTCAAGGTGTTCAAGCAGGTCTTTCTGTAGACGGTAATATAGACACACCTGAGAAAGAGTTAGAGTCAATAACAATGGCTAAACTTTTTGCTGCAGATGTTAGTCCAGAAGATCTTTTAGACATGACTGCACAACTGCAAGTACAAGCTCAAAGAACATACGAAGATGATCCTCTTGATATAAGAACAGAGGCTGCTGCAGAGCTAACTAGTACTGAAGCAAATAGGCTTAAGAAAGTAGCTATGGATACACTAGGTCCTCAGATGGGAGAATACTTTGACGTATCATCAGATGCTTACGGAAACAATATATATGTTTACAAACCCTCTGCTCCTGCACAAGTAAAACTTTTATTTAATAATATAGCTACCACAGTTAAAGAATTAAATAGAAGTCAGGATGTCGGAGATGTAAATGCACAAGATATAAATAATTTTGTAATAACCCAAGTTTCTGATCTGTTGAGGATGTCTCCTCCTGAACAAAGAAATAATACTATAGCTTATCTATCTGAACAGTTACCAAACTTAGTGAGTCTAGATCCTATAGCACCTCCTGCTTTTGAAAAAGTAGTTAAAAAAGAGGGAAGTGGAGAACCATTAGATGCTACAGGTGTTCAAATGAATATATCAGGGGCAGGAACTTTTGGTGAAAAAGTTAATGCTGCAACAGAATGAGTATTAAATGTCTAACTATTTAGAAAAAGTAAAAGACAAAGAGTTTATATCTTTAAAAGACGATTCAGATTTTCAAGACGATCTGATTCGTTTTTTTACTGGTGATAGGTATAACTACTCTAGAGAAGAGTTACTTGAAAAGGGTGCTGAAGGTTTAACAGAAGACTTCATAACTCACATGAGATATCAAGCTGCAAACGAAGTGACTGCTCTAAAAGATTTACAGTATGTTCAGGACAGAGAGAATGTATCTGATCAAGAGCTAGAATCTTTTGGTAACTTGATGAATGCGTTTGATCATTCAGGTGAAGTAGGAACAGGTGTGCTTGATGGAGCTAAAGATTTTATAGGTGCTATTGCTTCTTCTCCTTCTACTGCAGCTACTGTTGCAACAGGAGGTTGGGGTGTAGGTAGTAAACTTGCAGCTCGAGGTGCAACTAAAGCAGCTCAACTAGCTATACGATCACAGATAGATGATCTTATAAAGAAAGGTCTAGGAAAAAAAGCTGTTAAAGAAGCAGTACAGAAGAGTGTTCTTACAGAGGGAGCATACGGTGCAGCTAGGAGTGCTGCATTTGAAGGTGCTATAGGTACAGCCATAGGATATTCTAGGGGAGAAACCAGAGAAGAAGTAATTGAAGGATATGAGTATGATACAACAGACTTAGCACTTGACGCAGCTTTAAGTGCAACAATTGGTTCTGTAGTAGGAGGCGCAACTTCAGCCTTTGGTCAAAGAGCTAAGAACAAAGCCGCAGATGCTCTAAGTAATGTAGCTTTTAAAGAAAAGTCTGCAAAGACTAGAGCAAAGAATGCTGCAGAAAAAACAATAAAACAAAAAAGACGAAGCCCAAACTTAAAGAAAGCAACGGATCAATCCTTAGAGCTATTTAAAAATTTAGCAGTCAGAGAACAAACAGAATTATTACAAAAAACAAAACCAAAATTAAATCCTTTAGATGTAGATCTAGTTAAAAGAGGACAGACTCTTAGAAGTCAATTACTTCAAACAGGAGTAGAGGACACAGAAGTAACTCCCGGTCTATCTCTTAATACACTAAAAGGTATAACTGCTGCAACTATGGATCTTATAGACAAAGTAAAACCTAGTAAAGGTGAGAGAATAACTAGTGCTGTAGCTAGATTTATGTCTACAAATAAAAATATAAAAGAGATAGAAAAGATAAAGAAAAAGTACGGTCTTTCTTCAGAAGATTTCTCTTTAATATACCTTGCTGATTTATCAGAAGCAGGTAAAAAATTAAATGAAGCAAGTCAGATAAGTAAGAAGTTAAAGTCTGCTACACCTATGACTAAAGCACAACAACAAATTGATGATATACTTTTAAATATTAAAAAGCTTAATGACTCTCGACTCACTACTTTTAATGATAACTTTGCACAGTCAATAATAAGCAATGCTATCAAGAACAAAGGTGGTAAGGTAGGTACAGTTTTAAATATGGCTAAAGAGTTAGACTCTGCTCGTATTGCTTTTATGACATCTCAGGTTGGTACTACTGCAGCTAACGCATTTACTTCTGGGTTCAACACATTCCTTGACATATCTGATCAGTTTTGGAAAGGGTTGCTAACTGGTGAAGCAGTTCAAAGAGGGTGGACAAAAGGTGTCTTTGCTAACCTAAGAGGTATGACACTCAGTAAGGATGAAGCAATCATTCTTAAAGAGATGATGTTAAAAGAACAACCAATTGCTTACCGAAATCTTTTTCATGATGTCCAGAGAGCAGAGACAACCATTGAAAGTAACAGTATTCTTTCTCAAGCAGGTAGGTTTGTTAACACACTTAACTCAGGTGTTGATGCTATCTTTAAACAGTCAATGCTGTACGCAGGTGTTGATAGAAGACTGAGACAACAAGGTAGAACCTTTGCAGAGTTTATTGAATCTGGTCAAACTATAGAGAAAGGTTTACCACCTGGTCTCCTACAAGATGCTATAGAAGATGCACAAAGATTTACGTTCCAACAAACGTATGCAGGAGATAAGTCTGCTTATGGTAGGCTCGTTAAAGGTGTAGTTAAAGCCCACAGAGAAGCTCCGTTTATTATTTCAGGAGCACTAGGTATTCCTTTTCCTCGATACATAGCAAACCATTTAGAATACATAAACGATTACACACCTATTGGTTTAGTTACTGGTGGTCTATCAGGTTTAGAAAGCCAACTCTATAAAGGAACTAAGTACAAGACTTGGCAAGATAAAACAGCAAGACAAATTAGTGGTGCTGCAATGCTTATGGGTGGTGTATATCTTGCTGCTCAAAAACAAGGTGAGTTAGACTACGGAAGTGTTGAAACTATATCAGGTGGGACAGTGGAGACAGGACGTGTGGCAGGTCCTTTCGCAGCTCACCTTCTTTTGGGTGATTTAATATACAGATTCTTCAATGGATTGCCTATAAAAAATATGGGGGAAGATTCTTTAGAAGTTGCTCTTGGTATGGGAGATCTTGGTTTTGATTTTTCTCTTGTTAAAGATATAAAAGACTCAGTTAGAACAGGAGAGTTTACTGTAGGTTTTGAAAAGAGAGCAGGTAATATTGTATCTACTTTTACTTACCCTGCTACTATTGCAAGAGATATAAAAGCACAGCTTGATATAGAGGCAGCAGGTTCTCCTTTTACAAGACCTATTATACCAGGGGATGAAGGTAAGGTCAGTGACTTTGGGGAAAGAAACTTCCTGATGGACATTCTTCAATCAGAGTATATTGCTGCACAGTCTGCTAGATTTTTACCTGACACTGATTTTTTTCAGTATGCTGATTCGTTTAACGGTAAGAACGACATAAAGATTTACGGAGGATTTAACGAAAGAGCAACAGGTTCTATCAATCCTTTGACAAAACAAATAGGATTCAGAGAAGATCCTCCTCTAAACAAACTTCAAAAAGAAATGAATATTTTGAAGGTTGAAGAGTACGAACTAGTAAACAGTAGGACTGTTAAGAATCCGACAGTATACCACGCAGTTACTTTACGTCTATCCAAGAAAATGCCACAGCTTTTTGAGGCTTGGTCAGAGCAAGTTGTTCTTGGAACAGGAGAAGAAGGTGAGGGTAAAGGGGCAATAGTATACGGTAGCAGAACCTATGATGAACTAGGTAACGACTACAAACTAAAAGAGGTAGCTCTAAGAAAGTTTGTTCAAGAAGCTGTAGCAAATGAAGTTGCTATCGTAGAAAAAGCTTTTGAAGATTTGCTTACCAAGTCACCTCAAGCTGCTGTTGGTTTTATTAGGAATCAATATGCTTTTACTGAGCAAGAAATGATTGATAAAACTAAAATGAAAAACATCTATGATTACTCTGCACAACAACTAGCTAAAGAAGACGGATCATTCTATGCAAACGCAGGTGAGTATATAACTGATACAAGTAACGTAGCTGTAGAAGTAATTAGAAGACAAGAGATAATGTCCATTGCTAGAGCTATAGCAGATGGATCATCCAAAGCTGTTCTCTCTGAGATACGAAAAAACCCCTAGCCGAAACTAGGGGTTAAGTCTAAGACGATTTATCTTTATTTTTTTTATGATCAAGCATTAGGCAGGAGATACAGAATGCTTGATTAACGATCTCGTCTGACCGCATATACTTTCCAGATGCTAACAAACCCGACAATGCAGCACCTGCAAAGTAATCCCTACTAGGTACATCACCTGTAGGAATCTCTGATTTAAGAAACTCTTGGGCTTCTTGCTCAAGGGTTTTTTTATTTTGTCTGTTCATTTATGTTTTTCAACCCACTTCTTACGAAGACGGTCTACATACCAACTCATTTTATCAATATCTTCTAAACCATTTTTATTTTCAAATCTAAATAAATATCTTATAATATTGGTAACATGAGGAACGTACTCTGCTGAAGTATTCTCAGCCATAGCCTCAATGATTTCAATACATTCTAACTTTGAATTAGTGTAGTGAATAGGTTTGTTTACTGGGTCAGGTAATGATCCTATTGTTAAAGTATCTAACCCTGTCAGTGTATACTGTTCTTCCATTTCTTTCCTTCCTGCCAAATCTAAAAGATCTGAAACATCACATTCTCCACAAAGACCACTATCATCTAGATAGCTTCCACATATAGGACATGTCATAGCTCTACTAGTTCTGCCTCTGTGTATGGGATATGAAAGAATGTTTCACCCTTCCATATATTTTTTCCTTTGGCTTCTTTGATTCTATCATCAGTCATGAGAGTATCTTTTATTC